TTTTTACAGATCGCAACTGGCGTTGAAAATGCTTCAGAAAAAATTAAAGAATTTGGAAAAGAATTAGAAAAAGATGCAATTATAGCAGGTAGAATAGCTGATTTAAGAGCTAAAGCTACTAAGGCCGAGAGAGAGCTTATTGTATCTAGAGCAGAAGCAGATAGAACAAGAGCAGATCTTTTAGAAAAAGCTATTGATAGAGAAAAATTTACGATTCAAGAGAGAATAAAGTTTCTAGAAGAAGCAGGAGAGCTTGAAGATAAAATTACAGAAGATGAAATCAATGCTGCAAAACTTAGACTACAGGCTAAAATAGCAGAAAACGAAATAGATCAAAGTTCTATTGAGGATCTTAACGAACAAGCAGAACTAGAGGCTAGATTAATTGAATTAGAAACAGCAAAACTTAATAAACAAAGAGAAGTTACTTCTCAAGTTATTGCTTTACGAACAGAAGAAGCAGCAGCATTAAAAACTATAAAAGATCAAGAAGCACAAGAAGAAATAGATAGAATTAAAAAAATAGAAGAAGAAACTCAAAAGCTATTTGATGAAAAAGTTAAAAGAGATCTTACTGCTTTAAAGAAAAAAAGAGATGATGAAAAGAAACAAAAGCAGATAAATGATGCAAAAGAAAAAGTAGCTATAGCTCAAGATAATGCTACACTAGGTAGAGTTACAGCTCTTGCAGGTGCAGGATCAGCAGTAGGCAAAGCAGCAGCAGTTGCTCAGGCTACAATAAGTGGAATTGAAGGTGTACAAAATGCTTATACTACAGCACAATCATCTCCGATTACAGTAGGTTTTCCAGCTTATCCAATAGTACAAGCAGGACTTGCAGCAGCCTTCTCTGCTAAACAAATACAATCAATTTTAGCAATTCAGACTCCTGCTGGAGCTTCTGCTGGTGGTTATTCTAGAGGCTCGGCTAATTTTACTCCTTCTCCTTCAGCAGCACCAGCTTTTAATGTAGTAGGACAATCTAGTGAAAGCCAACTAGCACAAACCATAGGCCAAAACGATCAGAAACCGATAAAAGCATTTGTAGTAAGCTCCGATGTGAGTAATGCACAAGCTTTAGACAGAAATATAATAGAATCAGCATCCATAGGATAAAATAAACAGTATGAAAATAATAGAACTAGTATTAGACGAAGAAAACGAAGACTCAGGAATAACTGCTATTTCAGTAGTAGAAAATCCAGCTATAGAAGAAGACTTTATAGCACTTAAAAAAAAGAAATATAGTTTTGCAGAACAGGACAAAGAAAAAAGGCTCTTAATCGGAGCTGCACTTGTTCCTAATAAACCAATATTTAGAAAATCTGGAGACAAAGAAGAAGACGAATATTATATATTCTTTTCTAAAGAAACTGTAAGAAAGGCCTCTGAGTTATTTTTCATAAAAGGCAATCAGTCAAAGTCCACATTAGAGCATAGTGTAGATCTAGATAAAATGACAGTAGTCGAATCCTGGATAGTAGAGTCTGAAATAGACAAATCGAGACAGTATGGCCTAAATGTTCCTATAGGTACTTGGATGGTTTCTATGAAGGTAAACAATGACGAAGTATGGAATGAATATGTCAAAGAAGGCAAGGTAAAAGGCTTTTCTGTAGAAGCATATTTCTCTGATAAGATGGCAAGGCCTAAAGACAAAACTCTAAGTGAAGATCTTAAACAATTAGAAGCAGAAATAGCAATAGAAGAAGTTCTAGAGATCTTAAACGAAGAAACAAATTTAGAGTCTTATAATGATTATCCTAAGTCTATTGTAAACAATGCAAAAAGAGGCATTGAGATGAACAAAAAAAATGGAAACAAGTGTGCTACTCAAGTTGGTAAAGTTAGAGCCTCTACGTTAGCTAAAAAGGGCAAGATAACACTACAGACCATTAAAAGAATGTACTCTTATTTATCAAGAGCAGAAACTTACTATGATCCAAACGATTCTAAAGCATGTGGCACTATATCTTACCTTTTATGGGGTGGCAAAGCTGCACTTGGCTGGAGTAGAAATAAATTAAGGGAATTAGGAGAGTTAGAAGAAGAAATGAAAAAACCATGCGAGCCAGGATATGAAATGATAGGATTTAAAATGAAAAATGGTCGCAGAGTTCCAAATTGTGTTCCACTTTCAAAAGAAGTTCTAGTTACAGAGGTGGTCAACGATCAGTTCGCAATTATAGACGATAGATTAGCATATTCTACTAAAGAAAAGGCCGAAGAAATGGCTAGTAATATTGGATGTGCTGGATTTCATGTACATAACCTAGATGGAAAAGACTGGTATATGCCATGTGAACAGCATAGTGTATCGGACGAAGAATTTAGAAAATACAAATGTCCTAAAGGGTATAAAAAAGACTACATAAAACATAAATGTGTAAAAATGACAGAAGATGCCAAAGAAATATAAATCAATGAGTAGAATTACTCCAAAAGGTGGCCGAAGGGGCTGTCTTTGTAAGGATAAAAAAAGATACCATCCTGATTGTTGTGACGGATCAATGCAGGCTCAAGGAGTAGGCAAAACAAATTAATAGTAAAAATATGACCTAATTTATTTTCTCATACGTTTATATAGTATAACATTTTAATCAATGAAAGCAACAGAAATCGTAAACCAAATCAAGGACGTTCTAGGATTAGAACTAACTGAAGAAAAAGTTGTTTTAGCTACAATGAAGCTAGACAATGGAACAGAAATAGAAGCTGAGAGTTTTGAGTCTGGAAAAGAGGTTTTTATCGTTAGCGAAGACAATGAAAAAATTGCACTTCCAGTCGGTGATTATACTCTTGAAGATGGAAAACTATTAGCAGTAAAAGAAGAAGGTTTAATAGATTCTATTGGAGAACCAGAAGCAGAAGAAGTTGTAGAAGAAGAAGCAAAATCTGAAGAAGTCGAAGCTGAACAAGTTGAAGCAGAAGACAAAAAAGAAGATATGGGCTATGCTACAAAAGAAGAACTAGCAGAGGTAAAATCCATGATAGAAGAAATTAAAGCTATGATCGACAAAGAAGATCTAAGTAACGAAGAAGATGCTTCTGTAAAATCAGAAGAAACTACAACTAAAGTAGTTTACACATCTAAAGAAGAAAAAACAGAAGACGTAGAACTAGCTGCTGAAACAGTTGAGCCTATTGCTCACAATCCAGAGGCTTTGTCTTCACAAAAAAACAATATGCAAAAACAACCGAGTAAGCATATTGATATAATAAGACAAATGATATATAATAATAAATAATTTTTAAAAATGGCAATATTTACAAGTAATGACGTAATAAGAGCTAGAGTATCTCAAAATACTGTATCTGGCTCTCAAGATGTTAATGCTAATCAAGCAGGAGAAGAATTTAACGTAGCTACAGATGCTCTAGTTATCACACTTCCTCAGATTACATCTAATAATTTAGGCATGGAATTTCTATTTAGAAATACAGGTGCAGATGGAAATAATATTATCACACTTTCTCCAAATGCTACAGATGCCATTCATGGTACTGTTGGATCAGTTTCGTCTGGTGGAGTAGATAATAAAGACTGGATCAACACGAAAGCTACAGCTAACAAAGGAGACTGGTGTAAATTAAAAGCAGTCGCACTAACTGACTGGTATTTAACTGGTGGAGACGGAGTATGGGCTTCAGAATCTTAATAATTAATTAATAAATAAAAAATAAAATACAATGGCAAGTTCATTAAATATAACAACAAGTTTTTCAGGTAAAAATGCTAGTGGTTACTTATCAGCAGCTTTATTATCTGGGAAATCTCTACAATCAGGAACGATTGATATTAGAGACAATATACAATTTAAAGAAGTAGTTCAAGTTATGTCTTCGGATGCTAATTTGATAAAACCAGGTACATGTGACTTTACAGCTACAGGTACTTTAACTGAAACTGAAGTAGTAATAGAGCCTAAAGAAATACAAGTAAATTTAGAAGTTTGTGCTAAGAACTTTAGATCTTCTTGGGAGTCTTTACAAATGAAAGGGATCAAGTCTGGTTTACCAGGATCTTTTGGAGAGTTCATTCTAGAGCATGTAGTACAAAAAGTTGCTGCTGGTATGGAAACTGCTATCTTTAGTGGAACTACTGCTGGAGATATTCCTTTTGATGGTTTCGAAGTTTTAGCAAATGCTAATGGAGATGTAGTAGATGTAGCAAAAGGTGCTATCACTGCTTCTAATGTAACAACAGAAATCGGAAAAGTAGTAGATGCTATTCCTTCAACTATTTATGGTAAAGAAGATCTTTATATCTATGCTCCAACTGCAATCTATAAGGCATATGTTAGAGCTTTAGGTGGTTTTGGTGCTGCTGGTACTTCTAACGTAACTATGGGTATTGAAGACAAAGGGCAAATGTGGTATAATGGCCAACAGGAACTTTATTACGATGGAATTCCTATCGTTCACTGCCCAGGAATGACCGCTACTGATATGCTAGCTACAAGAAAATCTAATTTAATTTTTGGTACTTCACTTTATAGCGAGCTTGGAGAAGCTTCTATTATAGACATGAGTTCTATCGATGGTAGTCAAAATTCAAGAGTTATTCTTCGCGGGTCAGGCGCATGCGCTTTGGGGATTGCATCAGAGATAGTTTTATATTCATAATAACAGGAAGCTGAAATGCTAACTACATAAAAATCTAATTAGATGGCATGTAATTTAACTCAAGGTAGAGCAATAAATTGTAAGGATGTAAGTGGTGGAATTTCTGCTGTATATCTAACTAATTTCGGTGGACTTGGAACTATTACTGATAGCTCAGATGCTATCTCTAATATGTCTGGATCTTTTACAATTTTTCGCTATGACCTTAACGGATCAGCTAATACTTTTACTACAACAGCTACAGCAAGTAGAGAAAATGGAGTAACAAGTTTTGCTACTACTTTAAGCCTATCGCTTCCAAAATTATCTAAAGAAGATAATGCAGAATTGAAGCTTATAGCATACGGAAGGCCTCATATTATTGTTGCAGATAGAAATGGAGCTGCTTTTTTACTCGGTAGAGTGAATGGCTGTTCTCTTGAAACTGCTACAATGACTACAGGAGGAGCTTTTGGTGATATGACTGGTTATACAATGGAATTTAGCTCAGAAGAAACGTCACCACCTGACTTTATCACTGGTGCGACTACTGCTAATCCACTAGCTGGAATGTCAAGTGCTACAGTTACTGTAACTGGGGGTACTAATAGCTAAATAATGTGTTTTGTTCTGGGGAGTAAGTCCTTGTGGCTGCTCCCTTACAAAACTCTAAATAAAACTTATGAAAGACAAAACAAACAAATCAGTATATAAATTTAAGCCTTTTGACAGTCCAGAATGGAATAAAGTTTCAGAAAAAGAAGTCAGTAAGGCACTAGAAAAAGAACAAATAGAATTATTAAAGAAAAACAAACATTATAGTACAGGAATAGGAACTTTTAAAATTAATTAATACATGATTGTTTTAGACAGAACACAAACAATAAGTACAATCTCTTTTATTCCTAGATCTTATGCTCCTACTGGGAGTAACATATTTAAAGTAGAGGTGAAAAACGAAGAACAAAACAAACTAAACTCAACAGCTACAGTAGGTAGCTTTACAGCAGTAGATTATTATTATACTTATGCTGCTAATATAGGCATGGATCAGACAAAAGATCAAACCTATATACTAGAGATTACAGATACAAATCAAAGCAAAGTAATCTATAGAGATAAAATATTCGGAACAGATCAAACAGCTAGCACTTACTCGCCAAATACAGGCAAGTTTAAAAGCAATACAGCAGGATCAAATGATTATTTAGTATATGAATAATAGCAACTTCCATATATTAGAGCTTGAGGCATATCAAACTCCGACAATACACGAAGATCCAAGAGATGATTTTGTAAGTTTTGGCCAAGACAATAACTATTATCAAGAAGTTATTGATGCTTATTTAAACTCGGCTACTACAAATTCAATCATTACAGGTGTATCAAACCAGATATACGGAAAAGGATTTTCAGCCTTAGACAGTAATCGTAGGCCAGATGAATATGCACAATTCAAAGGTTTGTTTAAGGCTAAAGATTTAAAAAAAGTATGCTTAGATCTTAAATTATTAGGAGAAGCTGCTTTTCAAGTTACTTACAAAGGCAAAAAAGTCTCTGCTGTAAGTCATTTTAACAGAGAAACATTACGAGCTGAAAAGTGCGATCATAGAGGCAAGATAAATGCTTACTATTATTTTCCTAAATGGGAAGACTACAGAAATGGAGATGAGTTAACTAGGATTCCTGTTTTTGGATCTGGTGCTTCTAATGAGGTTTTTATAATTAAAAGATCTATTCCTGGTATGCACTATTACTCTCCCCCTGACTGGGTTTCTGCTCTTAACTATGCAAAGCTAGAGTGTGAGATCTCTGAGTATTTAGTAAACGAAGTAGAGAACTCTTTTTCTGGAACTAAATTAGTAAGCTTTACAAATGGTGTACCTACTCAGGAAAAACAGCACATGATTAAAACTGAAATCATGAATAAGCTAACAGGTGCAAACGGAGAAAAAGTAATAGTTTCTTTTACAGATTCTCCAGAAAACAAAACTCAAATAGAAGACATTACAGTAAGTGATGCAGCAGATGTCTATTCGTATATCGCAGAAGAAGCTACTAGAAAGCTACTTTTAGCAAATAGAATTACTTCTCCCTTACTTGTAGGAATTAGAGATACTGGAAACTCGCTTGGATCAAACTCTGAAGAAATACAAAATGCACATAATCTTTTCGAGAATGTAGTTATAAAACCTTACCAGGATCTTATTATAGATGCCATAGATGAAATCTTAGCTGTAAATCATATTGCTTTAGATCTATATGTGCAAACACTTACACCTATAGAATTTGTTGATACAGAGGAAGTAGTAACTGACAAACAAAGAGAAGAAGAAACAGGAGAAAAACTCTCTAGCGACAAAGAAAGTAATCTGATGGATGAAATGATTGACTCTGGAGATAACGAAAAAACATTATTAGATCTAGGATATGACCTGGTGGATGAAAGACCTGTAGATTATGACTTAGAAGAAGAATTAGATAATCAGTTAAAACTTGCTTCTGCTCCTAAAGGTAGAGGTACTGCTCCAAGCTCTTTAGATGGGGTCACAAAGGATGGCGATAAATACCTGGTTAGGTATCAATATGCTCCACTTTCTGTAAGTGCAAATAGCAGAGAATTTTGTAAAAAAATGGTTAGAGCAAAAAGAGTTTATAGAAAAGAAGATCTAGACAGAGAATTTGCAGGAAATACTGCTTTTGCACCAAAAGGCTCTACTACTTATAATCTATGGCTGTATAAAGGTGGTGTTAATTGCTACCATTACTGGCAAAGAAAAACATATCTATTAACAGATAATAAAAAGATAGATCCAAACAATCCAAATGCGAAAAAAGATCTAATCTATAAAACAGAAATAGCAAAAAAAGGTATTAAAGCACCTAGTAAAGAACAACAGCCAGACATAGTTGGTCAAAAAATGATTGACAGAGCTGACAAAGGAAGAAAAAATTAAGATATGGCCGAAGTATTATTTTGTACAAAAGAAGACATAGTTAGAAGATCACCAATATTAGATGGAAATATTGATAGTGATAAAATTATTCCTGCACTACATCTCAGCCAAACACAATATTTAAGAGAGATTATAGGTACGGATCTATATAATAAGTATGTAACTGATATTACAGCCTTAGTAGATTCTGGAACAACATTTCCAGCAGCCTATAAAGCCTTATTAGATGACTACATAAAACCTATTTTAATACATCTGTGTACAGCAGAGTTTTTAAAAACAGGTGCTATTACAGTTTCTAACAAAGGAATATACATGCACAATTCTGAAAACTCCAGTAATGTTAGTGCTGAGGAAATCAAAGATCTAGTGCAAATAGAAAGAGATAGAGCAGAGAGTTATACTCAACGTTTTTTAGATTACATGGCTTTCAACTCTACAGGATTTCCAGAATGGAGATCTAACAGTAATGGAGATGTATCGCCAAATTATGAAAGTTACACTATAGATTGGGTTATATGAGTTTTGGATCAATATATACTGTCAGTTACTGGGGTGATGTAAATGCTCCTAATGGATGGGGAATAATATATCCTTTTGATGCAGATGGAAGTGCCTTTACAATCGACTCAAATGAAACTACTATAGATAGTGCAGTTTTCACAATAGATAAAACAACATATTAAAAATTAAAACAAAAAATAATGCCTTCATTTAACATAAACGTATCTAGTTCAGCAAATAGTGGAACTGGTGATAATTTGCGAGATGCTTTTATAGCAGTTAGAAAAAACCTCGCACAAGTATTTGGAATTACTTATTCAAGTGATACTCAAGATATATCTGGAACTACTTTTACTTCTGATGTAATTACAGCAGGATCGACCAATAAATACTTATTAGCTGATTCAGTTACTAATGCAAAACTAGGAGCTGAATTTACTACATCAAGTGCTTTAAGCTCTGCAGCTACAATAGCAGTAGATGCAGATAGTGCTGACATATTTACTTATACAGCAGGACATTCTGCTACTTTAAACTTTACAGATGTTACAGTTGGAGCTATGAAAAGTTTAATGATTACAGGGGGAGGATCTTCTTATACAGTAACACTAGGTACATCAAATGGTTCTGCTTGTACTTTCAACAAAATTAGTGGTACTTATGATGATACAGGTTCTAAAAAGAACTTTATACAGATCAAATGGATTGCAGTTAATGAAGCATGGTATTCAATTAGTCAAATAGCATCTTAATAAAAAGAAATTATGGGAAAAAAAGCAAGAAATAACGATGGAAATATAGAGGTGCATAATGGAGTGCCATCAAGTTTTTCATCTTCGAAAGGAACTGTTATCGGTGGTGGTCAATACTTAACTGATGAACAAGCACAAGAGCATGGATGGTATAATGTAGAAGATATTAAAACCACTCATTCAGATTTTGATGATAGAATACATGATATTGGAGCATTAAG